CAAATCAAGATACAGTATTAGATAAGTTTGTAAGTACCTAGATGTTGTTTTGTTGTAGGTGATACGCTGCCTGGAAGCCTGGTTAAGCGAGAGCTTCGGTAAATTCTGTGTGAGCCTGCTGCATAAAAAAAGGGCGGATTAACCGCCCTTTTGCCAGCCCACATGGGTAACTGTTATGTTATGTGTTGTGCCAGTCGTTGCATGATCTTACGACCCCAATCTTTAACGTATTGAGGTGCATGAGGATCAAGAACAATCGACTCGACTTCACTTTCAAGAACTTTATAAAGTGCTTTCCAATTAATGTTATCAACATGACTTGCTCTAACATCATTGGGATTTGGAGTAGTAACTGCATTATCTCTAGTTCTTAAACCAAAGGTTTGCTCTACTACTGCTAAACGTCTATCTAAATCATTATCTGGCATTTTGATTTCTCCTTTCTAATTAAATTAATACTCCCATTCTATTTTATAATCAAGAACTTTCGAAAACTTTTTTTAACTTGACAAACTCGCCAGCACGGGGTGTGCCATTCTTTATACTATACTATAGGCACGACCCCCATCGCCACAATGGGCGATGGAGGTAAACTGACTAGGCAATTTATCGGTAC